CAGTATCTATACTTACGCTCATATTTTTTTATTTATAGTAATTAGGCCACCCATAAGATGGCCTTACCACTATGAGTGACTATTTAAGTCTTTTTTCAATTGCTTTATAAACTTCAACGCCTTCGTCTGTTTTAAACCATGCCGCTAATGCAGAATATGGGTTTTCATCAAAAGGAACAGTCATAAGCTTTCTATCGCCGTCTCCATATGTAAATGTTCTTTGGTCTTGCGATAATTTTACTATGCCGTTTTCAACAGCCTTAATACCAAAGTTCCTTAATTGTACGTTATCATCATTTGCTAATTCAACAAACAATAATGGATTGCGTTTTGCGAATATTAAACCATCACGTTTTAACTCACTGCTTGATAGCTCGTTTACTTTAGATCCAAATTGAACTCTTAATATAGCTTCTATTTGGTCAATGTCTAACGCTTTAGCCAAGTTGAGCGCGGTTATTTCAGCCTCAATCCAATCTAATTGATTTGCAGCTTGTTGTTGAGGTTTATACTCTTCCCACACCTCGTTTTTCATAGGGTGGTACAATGATAACAGCTTTTGTAATACTTGGTTTTCTTTTGGAACATTCAATGCTCCATTTCTAAAAACAATACGCCCTAACGTTGCCGGTCCTTTTTGTTCATCTACAAAGGGTGATGGTTGGTTAGTTGCATATTTTAATTCTCGTTGATACCCTTTATCAGCATCAAACCAAAGTAATGGTTTTCTTGTGCTGTGTTTAGATGGTACCGTAAATACTAATGGACGCTTGTTGTTTCTAAGCGTATATAGTCTATCTTTAACTTCCCAAGATTGCTCTACAACCTCGGTTTCTTTCTTTTTTGCCATGATATAATATAATAAAAATGTTAAAAGTAATAACTACCCCCGTCAGTTCAACGAGGGTAATTACTACAAAGGTTTTAGCTTGTCGCTTTCAACAATACGAAGTTGTTAGCAGCTTGAACACACAACGCTCTTTCAGATAAGAAGTGTACATTCATTTCGTCAGCGTCAGAAGTATAGTTACCTCCTACTGATCCAGTCACCCAAGACTTCATTCTACGGTCATCAGCTTCAGAAGCTCTGTAGCGGATGTGTAGGAATGGACGTGAGATGTTCTTTCCGAGTTGCTGATCGTAAACTGTAGAAGTACCAGCAGGAACTAGTACACCTTCAACATCTGCAACTAATCCACGAGTTGTAGAATCGTTTAGATATTTCCAGTCAGTTTTATAGAAATCGTAAGAACCTCTGCGGAATCCTGAGAAACCTAGGTTAAGTGCCATATCTTCTGAATTGTCAAATACACCGTAAGATGTACCTCCAGCTCCAAGGCCATTTTGTTGTGCTAGCATATTATCGATAGACAAAGAAGTTCCACGATCTAAGAAAAGCATGTTTTCTTCGATTGATCCTTGCTTGTCTAGCTCAGCCAAAATAGTGTCAAAGTCAGCCATACCTGGGCTTAGTTGGCCAGCTGGCGCAACCGCTCCGAAGTCAGCATCGGTATAAACTAATCCTCTATCTTCAAGAGCAGCAAATAGACCTTCAGATCCAGTTACGTTTGTACCACCGCCAAATCCAGCAGCAGCAGTAATATCACGTACATTACCTGCACCATCTGTTGATTTTTCTGCTTCAACCATAGCCATTTCAAGTTGATCTTCGAAACGGATACGAGCTTCGTGCTCAGACTTTAAGTACCAAAGGTAACCAGAAGTTCCAGCTTCAGTAGTTACTTCTACCCAACCAATTTGAGCAACATCAGAACCATTTACATTATACTTGTCACGCAAGATAATTGGTTTGTTGTTGAAAGTTGTGAAAGAAGCGTCAACTGAATTACCAGCTTTTTCAGTTCCTTTAGCGTACTCAGAACCGTAAACAAATACTTTTACGTCGCCTCCAGTGATAGTTAATCCTGATGCGTCGCCATAAGTATCTACAGTTACAGCCTGTCCCACTACGTCTTGTACATATGCTTTTTGAGTTGTAAAGCCTTTAGATACAACAAGCGTCATTCCTTTTCCGATCAAGTGACCTGCAGGGAATGTCAAAGTTGTAGCGTCTGCTACAGCAACATCATCATAAGCAATGTGTAAACGTCCTTGCTCTGACCAAGTAATTACGTCAGAAGCCATAGGCATTTCAGCGCCTACCATACGTAAAAATCCAGAAATAGTACGATTTCCATATCGCTCTACTTCTTTCTCATATACCTCAGGCAAAAATTGTTGCGTGAAGTCTAAGTCCGCGACAGAAAGGTAGTTGTCTCCAAACAATCCCTTAATAGGTCGTGGTGTTAAATGTGCGAGAGCTGTTGGGCTCCCAGTAAAAGATCCAGCCATTTTATAAATTTTTAATGGTTATTATTTTCGTTTTTTAACTTTAAAACTACTCGTACTTACTGCATCACTTTCAACCGTGCGTATTGTCCAACCATTTTGTGTTGTTACTTTTTCGTGTCCCCGTCTAGGGTCCATATCAACATTTTTGGTTCGAGCCATGCTATCTTTCACTGCATCGGCCTTGCCTTGCTCGTAAAAGTGGTTTGCAATTGCATCAGCATTCATAGCTGTGAATAAAGACTTATGATAACCCTTAGCGTCTGACATTTCATTTTTATCGTTCAAGAACTTCTTGACAAAATTATTAATGTCGCTTTGAGTTTTCTTTACATCTCCAGTATTTTTAATTTTAAACCTATACTTCTTGTCTCCAACAGAATAATCAAAACCTTTGAAATTCTCATTAAAAACGTTTTCGGTTTCAGTTAAAAATATTTTCTTTTGCGATTCAGCCATTTTAGCGACCTCTTCGTTTTCTTTATTATAGCGGTTGAAAAATTCAACTGCCTTTTGCTGGTCCTGTGTTAAATTAGATCCAGCTTTAATATTTTCGTAATATTTGCCCTTTAAGCTTTCAAGATGTTTTTTAGCTTTAGCAGCTTCTTCTTTAAAAGCTATTTTAGCTTTTCTAATATCCCTTGGCTCATCTAACTCTTCGTCATATGAAAAGTCTTCCATAAGAATATCAATGTCTTCTTTGTCTAAATGAGGCTTTGTCGTTTCGTAAAATTCACGAATTAACTGTGCTTCATTTAATTTAGAATAATCAGTATTTAGTTTTACATAATCATCCAGGCTTCCACCTGTTTCATTCATAAAGTCTACAACTTTTTGAATATTTTCCGGGAGCTCAACGCCTGTTTCATTTGACTCAGCCACGGCTTCTTCAACAATCTCTTTTGTTTCTTCAACTGTGGGAGCGGGCTCTTCCGCTGCTTCATCATCGACTATTTCTTCTAGCGCCGCTTCTTCGGTTTCCCGTACTTCTTCAACCACTTCTTGGCTGTCTGACGTGTTTTCGGATTCTCCGACAATAGCATCGCCGTCATCTGTGCTTTGCTCTTGAACGGCATCTTCTTGTGGGTTATTAAGTTTACCTAAATCTAATTTTATTGTACCATCTTCAGCGACTGATGCGCCAGTGTCTGGTTTTTCTTCAACAACTTCGTTTTCAGCTGCTGGTTGTTCTTGGGTATCTTCTTGTACCTCAAGTAATTCTTCTTGGTTTTCTGACATGATAAAATATTATATAATTGTACATTACTATTATTACTTAGGTTCAAAGGTTCCTAAGTCAAACCCTCCGCCAATTATATCGTTTCCGCCGGATTCGAAGTTTTTTGGTGGTGTATTGTTTTTTCTTTGCTCAATTAATTCACTTTGCTGAGACGCTTCCATCTTTGAGCGATCATCTTTACGATCTTCTTTTTTGCTTTCACGCTGCTTGTATAGTTCAGTTTCCATGCCCTTGAGTTGCATGTTATAATCAAACTCCTGTGCCATTAAAGCTTTCTTCGCTTCAACCTCCGCTTCCAACTTTTGTAAATCCAGCTGCCCTTCTAATTGTTTTAGTTGCGCTTTTTGTTGCGTTATAGCTGCTTGCTTTTGTACTTCGGCTTGTGCTGCCACTTGTTGGGCTTGAGCATTTGCTTGCGCCTGCGCTTGCATATTTTGCTGCTGGATAGCTTGATCCCGCTCTTGTTTTTTCTTGCGCTTAATTTTTAATAGCTGATTAGCTAATTTTAAATTTTGTACTTGACGTATATCTATAGCGTCATCTAAGTCTATTAAACCTGCCGACAATGCTGTTTGTATGTTGTTTTCAAGCATTTGTTTTTCTTCATCGTCTGGCATAAGCGTTAAGAATATACCAAAATCATACAAGTGCAAATTATTCATTTCAGACAAGGTGGCCACATTATGCGCTCCTATCTTTTGTATAAAAGCTTCTCTAGCTGGAGAATACTCTATAATATCAGACACTCTTAAGGATAAGCACTCAGCTAAATGAGCTGTTATATTTAAACCCGCCTCTAGTATATGCCTTGTAGCTGTATTACTATTTGCCGCGGCTATTTTTTGTATACCCACTAAAGCCTTCCCGTCGGGCATACTGCCATCTCTTGCTTCGTTTAATCCGGTCACATCGCGGATCATTTGCAAATAATAGTTGTAGGTATTTATTAAAGCTCCCAGCTTATTACCGCCGCTGCCACTTGTAATTTCTTGAATAGGTATTTTACCTGGGTTCATATCCCCATCTTGCGTAAATGATCTACCAATTACAGAACCTGTTTGGAAAAACATATTTAATGCTTCCTGCGGATTATAATTTGTACCATTACCTAAATCAATTTCAGCCAAACCGTCTGCGTCTAAATAAACGCCATCTGGCACCATTCGTGATAGCAATTGCTGCAACTTTAAATGTGTTAACTGAACCATATCGGCAAAGCCAGTAATACGATCAACTAATGATTCAATTTTACCTTTATATATTCTAGGCGCATTAATGCTATAATTCAATAACACTTTTGAGCTATCACTTTTTGGGCGCATCATATTTTTGGCAAGCTCCCATTGTAATAAATAATCAGTGCCTAATATTAAAACCCCCTCGTATAATACCTCAATAGATCTTGATAGTTTGCCATACTGCTGCTCTAGTACTTCAACTGGCGGATCAAATGTATCGTCCCTTAATAAAACTTTAGACGCTCCCGTAGCGGTCTCTTTAATTTTGTATACTTCGTTCATGTATGTTTTGTAATTGAAATACAATACTTGAACTGTATTAGAATCCGTTTCATTATAATTAGAAAGCGTTCTATCGTAAAACCCGTTATTTTGATAACCTTGTTCGGATATTCTTTTTAAATCTTCATCTGTTAAATCGGGAAACTGTTTCTTAATCTCGTTAATAGGTACGTTTCTAACCTCGCCACAATAATATATATCATCAAAATAGGGTGAATCCGTATATGACCAGACTAAATTAGCAGGATCAACATAATCAATTACAACACCTTCTGACTTACTAAATCTATTTTTAACAGCGCCAATACCTATGGTGGTTAAATCATATATTACTCGCTTTTTTGTTAAATCATAATTATTGCCATTTAGTAATACATTTATGGCTTGCTCTTCCGCAATCTCTACCGCTTGCTTATAAGTTAGCTGCATATGCACGTCTAACTCTTCTTGCGTTTCTGGTAAAGTTTCAGGTTGGTTTTCGTATAAGTTTACTCCAAAATTATCTTTAGCAAACTCATTTAATTCTTTTGTTTGAATATCTCTGATTATACTAGCTAAATATTCTGTGCGTTTTGCAACGCCATATGGATCTTGCGAATATGCTTTTATATCAAAAGCTCTTTCTGAAATACCATTTACAACAATATCAACAAACTTAGGTATAATTGGAACTGGTTTCCAATCTATATTTAAATATGATAAATCACCATTAATAGATAATTCATCTTTATATTTTTGTATTGATTGCTCGCCTCTAGCGTATAGCCTTAATCTATGAAATGTATTTTGATTACTTCTATATCTATTAGTGCCAGAATCGGACTTAAACCATTCGTCTTGAATTGCTCTACCGACTCTTAAACCATATTCAGGCGACATTTTTTCTTGGTCGCTAGCAACTTGGCTTGGAAAAAAACTATTTATAACTGACTCAGCCATACTTTATTTTATTATTTCCGATATTCCACCGGTGTTTTTGTATCTTGCAATACTTAAATTTAACTTTGGTTTCTCAACTCTTGGGTTAGGCCTATATAAGTGCCGATTGCATGCCATTATCGCTAACCCTGAACTAATAGCTGCATCAAATTTTGTTCTTTTGTTTATATCAAACTTAGCCCAATCGTTTAAAGTACGATTAAAGTACATTGTTCCGTACTCACCATCTCCTTTAACGCCAACGTGGCTTTGTATATATGTTTCGATAGCAGCAGCGTGTGCCTGCTTAATATCTTCAGACGAGTTAGGTATACCGCCTATTTCTTTTTCTGCAACCGAAAGTTTGTTATATAACTTATCCGGTCTATTCATAGAGTAACCTCTATAGCCTCTTCGCTTTAAGTAATAAAGCAATCGAGGTTTGTTATTTTCACAAAGCAATGGCATTCCGTAAAACACTAAAGCCATAAGCACATCTTCAAAAAACATTTCAGCTGTTTGCGGCCTGGCCACATATTCTAAAAAAAATGTGTTTGGCGGCGCATCTTCCATACTAAAAGTTGTTAACCCGTGTAAAGATCCTTTAGAACCTTGTCCGTCCGTAGTTCCCGATATATCGTAGCTATCACACCCAAAAGCGCCTATGTGCTCATTGCCTGGATGCTTTATACCATTTTTAATTACCTGTTTATTTTGTAATGCAACCTTAGGAACCCAAGAAACTTTAAATCTACCATTGGGGTTTGGGCTAAACATTACTTTAGAATCTTTAATACCATGCTCCCAATTAAAGCTACCTGTTGTTATAACGCCTGAGCTTTTTAAATCTTCGTTATAATCTATTTGTTCGTATATTTTTACTAAGTTAAATATGCTATTTTTAGTTTCATCACGAAACGCATGCTCCTCTGTACGCGGAAACTGCCTATAAAACTCATTTAAAGCATCCTGATCGCCTTTTAATCCTTCTACCTCATTATCCCAGTGCTCGATGACCCCGACCTCGATAGCGTCGCCGTGTGGGCCAATGCAATCTGCTGATGGGGTTTCGAATACAGGCATTCCATAAGAATCAATGAATCCCTCGTAGTTCCATTCCATAGGTATGAACAAAGAATATAATCCTGACTTAGTTTGTCCATTGCGGTTTCGTTTTGTAACGTCTGAGTCATTATAAAGCTTTTTAAAGTTTTCTCCACCTTTGTCTAGTGCATTTGATGTTGATCCCATCATACACTTACCTATAACTCTACTACCTAATCTTAATGTAGTTTTTGTTACACGCCAGTTATTCAATATGTTATCTGGCTTTTCCCACTTACCGCTTTCATCATGTACTAACAGTTTTAGTTTTTCCCCATCATAGCTGTTATCACCTGTATTTTTCCAGTCAATAGTTGTATCTAATCCTTCTAACAACTCTTGATCCTGTTTGTTTTGTATTGACTTCCTTGTAAGCCTTGAGGCTGGTATTCTATACGCTAGCTCTGTTTTCGGACGGTCCATACCGTCTTGTATTGGCTTAAAGAAAAATGGATAGTTTACAGATATTGGTACTACCTTGTCTGTAAACATTTTTTTAGCGTCAGAACCGGACTTTGATAATATTCCGAATCGCGCATCGCTTGATATTGTAGCCATGTTAACGGTCTCACCGCTTGCCATGAATGAAAATCCTGAACGTCTATTTTTGAGGTAACACATGCCGTAGCATCTCTGGTCTGCTTTGCAAGCTTCCCAAAAGATGAAGAATAATCTGTTGGCTTCCCTAAATTCTGGGTGCCCAACGTCAATTTTAGACCATTGCAAGTACATAAAGTGAGTGCCAGTAACGTAAGTGCCCACACCCTTATTATTGAACCAATGGCCGTCTTCGCGGCGTCTGAATTGTTCATCTATATATGGTTCCCATTTTTCTTTAAAGTCGTCAGGATAATCGCGCCAATCAAAAACGCTTTGTATTCGTTTTAGTTCCTTTGGCAATTCCTCAACAACCCATCTGTCATTTGATTTATTTATTTTAGCTGGAGTTTTAGGTAACGCTATCTTTAAATTTTGTATCTGATATATGTCACCTATTTGACCGTTTTTGCTTATAACAACAATATCATGCTCTTTGTTATAACCGTAACTCCATTTTTTGCTTTTATTTAACCTAGATATTGTGGTTTGCTTTATGGGTGTTATTATGCTATATAAAGTTTGCTCGTACATTACTTAGATCGTCTTTCTGCAAACCCTGAAAAAGCTTTTTTCTTTTCTTCCTCTACAGGTTTATTTTCAAGTATAGCTTCCTCTTCTTGAATACGCGTTAATATTTCAAACGCATCAAATATAGCTAGCTTTTTTGTAGCAGCAGCGTTCTTAAGTCTATCAGCAGATATATCATCGTCTGAATCAACTATAGGTTCTTTAGCTACTTTTATTAACTCCTCAACTGCTCGCTGTCCAGCTTGGATTATATTCTTCTTCGTCTCCTTGATATTCATATTTGATTGTAATTAAATTTGTTGGAACACGATATAATTTTTCTTTATTTATAATAAACTCGTACTCTGCGCCAGGTCTAAAGCCTACAAGATCACCTTCTTTAACACTTTTCAAACTAGGGTCCTTATATTTAAGGACTCCTATTAATGGTTTTTCAAAGTTGATTGAAAACATTTTATTTTCTTTTAGTGGCTTAACAAAGTTAAACCCATCTAGCGGGATCCACTTATATATACGCTTGTACGCAAATATTTGATCTGGTGAAACAAAATACATATTGTCTTTATAATAACTCCTGCTATTTTTTTCTTCACCTCTAATATCTCGAAACCTACGGAATACATTGTGGTGTAGTATAACCTCATCACCTTTACATATACCCGTCGGATTGGTTGCTGGTGTAGCCATAACAATACCTATTCTTGAAACAAAATTATGATTTTGTAATTCTGTATTAAGTATTAATTCTTGGCCACCTATTGTTTTTGTATTGTTATACCTATCTTCTTTAGGCATAATAACAAAATCAAAAACGCCTTTCATTAGTAATCAATATTGTACTCTATGGCTATTGCCATATTTTTATTGAAATCTTTCCAAGGTATTACGTCGCTACCTTTTTGAATATAGATAGAATACTTTTCTTCTTCTTCTATAATATTAACTATGGTATGACCGCCATACACTTCCTGACCAACAGAATAGTGCATGGCGTCATTTTTATAGTCTTTCCCTATACTAATCTTCCTTAGCAGGCTCACGTAATTCGCCGGTATTAATATCAATCACCTTGTCTCCATACTTATCTTGCAGCTCTTTTTGTTGCTCATCAAGCTTTGTTTTAACTTGAGCAAATGTATGTAGCAGCTCATGCTTTTGTAATTCTAATCCGCCGATCTGCGATTGAACACTATTTAATTGTTTAATAATGTTTGTTAGAACTTCTAGTTCTTCTGCTGTTAGTTTTTCAGGTACTAAATTTACTTCTTTTGCCATTTGATTTAATTTAATTATTATTGCTGGATTTCTTTGCTTTTTCCCAGGTACGCCCAACAAAATACGCCCCGTAGACTGTTATTAATAAAGATTGAAAAATTGGTATATAGTCTTCAGCTATTTTAAACTCTCCTATATTACCATCAAAAAAACATAGTGCTGTAAATATAACAGTCAAATATATAAGAACCATAGGCCTTATGTTTTTCGATAAAAACGAATCTGAATTCATATCCGCTTCCCATCTTGCTGTTACTTGCTCTTGTGCTTCTTTATCTGCTTTTTCAAGAATCTCAGTTATTAATCGCTGAGCTTCTAATTTTTCTTCTTTAGTTGTAGTTAATTTATCAATGACATCACCGACTTCTTTAATTACTCCGCCGGTAAGCCATTCCCATATTTTTTTCATTATTTACCTTAATATACTTTTTTATATTTTTTGCCAGGAGCTGCTTTAATAGCGTTTTGAAGCTCTATTGGCAATGTATTTTGTCCGCCTCTTAAAGCTTTTTTAGCAGCTGGTTTAGGAGCTTCGTCCATAGCTTCTTTTAAAGGCTTGGCCACGTCTACAAACTTGCTGTTTTCAACGCCGCTCATTAAGCCTTCGTCAGGGCTGTAATCTATTTCTGTTTTTTTTACTGCAGAACCTAAATCTAGTAAAGGCTCTTGTACTTTCATTCCCTTATTTGTGGAATGTTGAATTCTCGCTGTAATTGGTTTATTATACCCCATTGTATTATTTTTTATAAGGAAACATTTTGTTTAACTTTTCTTTACGATGCTGACATCCACAGGGAATGTTCAAACCCTCAGATACCTTATCAACCACGGTTTTAATCCCTGTGGCTTTAGTAATTTTTTCTACTGTATCGCCTAAACCTTGTGATTTCATAATATTAGCATTTCCATCTGCGTCTTGCAGCGCAAATTCTTTTCTTTGGTGTTTTTGAACAGTTGATGCCGTGTTGTTTCATTTGGCCTTTTGATCTAGCGCAATAAGACGTTCGTCTTTTACCACCCCCTGGTTGAGGGGCTTTAAGATTACCACCTGTCTTTTTATTGTAAGCTTTTCGGCCAGCAGCCGTCATACCAGCGCCTTCTTCAGCTGTCAAAAAATGTCTACCTTTTCCTTTTGTAGTCTTACGGAGCTTTTGCACCATAGAACTTGCTGGTTCTTGATTATACATATATTATTTATTAAAGTAGTTTTTCTTTAATACTGTTTTTTTCGGAGCAGCGCCTAAAAAATTACCTACAAGATCACCTACGTCTTTCGCGGCGCCTAATCCTTTTTCTTTAACATCTTTAGCAATCTTTGCTATATTTTTACCAGCCCGTTGAAAATCAGTAGGGTCATTTCCAGCAAAATTCTTAGGGTTATCTGTAATTCTTTCTTTAGTAGCGTCAAGATTTTCTCTTAACTTTGTGGTTTGATAAGATGATCTGCCGCCACCGCCTTGATCTTGTTGTATTTTAAATTGCTTCAATCTGTCTCTTAAGTTTTCGGCTCTATCAGATGCTAATTTAGCTTTACCCCCAACCAAAGTTTTTTTACCTGTTGTTGGATCTATTTCATATTCACCGAATATAGCAGCTTTTTCTGTTTTACCTCTTTTCTTTAAACGCGCTGCTCTTTTTGCAAATCTTAAAGCTTGTTTTTCTGACTTACCAACCAAACGTTCTGCAATCTTTTGTCTACGGTAATCTTTACGAGTACCAATTGAGCTCAAGCCTTGAGCATCCTCATAGTCAGGGGTTACCTCTGGATCTTGTTTTTCTTTAGTCGGGTCATCGCCTGGCGTTGTGATTGTTACTTCTCCAGGTCCCCCGGATACGCCAGTGGCCGCAACCATACCGGCTTCGAATCCTTCAGGATCTTTTTTACGCTGCGCTTCTCTGTCCGCAACGTAGGCATTATAATCTTTGTACATACCAGTTGTTCTCACACCATCTATGTCTTGATCATAAGCTTCTCTATACGAAAGTCTCTTTCTTGTTTCAGTGGTTCCCTCTGTTCCTGGTGAAGTTATTGTAGTGTCGGTTTGAGTACCATAAATATCAGATCCATTTGTAGAAGCTATCGGAATGTCTGATGTTGTTGACACCTCTGTAGTAGATGATCCTGCAGATAAATCATCTTTGGTTTTTTTAAGTAAAGAGTTCTTCGCGCATGAGCGAGATGCTATTGCTGTAATTGGGTTTGCCATAATTATGCTTTTTTAGCCTCGGCTTCCCATTCAAGGTTACCGCCTTCCGGCTCATTTGTTGTTTTATTTACTATTCTTCCACCAAGCCGCTGATATACTCTAGCTGGTGACTTTGTATCTTTTTTCCAAGTGACTTCTTCGTTTGTGTATTGCAAACGCCCTGTTATCATTTGGTCGTGATGAGCATTCTCTTCAGGAATAGAATCACGCTTTTCTTTTTCACTTGCATTTTCATTTACAAATGTGGTGCCGTCGCGATTAGCTTCAGCTATAATACCATCGCCTAAATCTTTTTCAAACACTGGCCTACCAAACTCAGATAATTCTTCGTTGTAGCCGAAAAGCTCGCCTTTAGACTTTAATTTAAAACTCATTAGTAATCGGTATAGCTTTTAATTTCTTTTTTAGCTTCTTTAAATTTTTTACGCTGTTCTTTTATAAGACCTTTTTTAACTTTACGTAATTGTTTTTTGTCAACAGAGGTATTATTTTTAGGCTTAATAGAACTCATGTCAGCGTTGGACGTTGGCATGCTGTTGCCTGTATTAACGATACCTTTTGATTCTAAAGTAGATACTTTTTTTGTAGGTAATCTTTTTAGTTCTTTACTGTACGTTTGCTTAGGCTCTGATTTAATAATTTCTTTGCCCAAAGGCTTTAGCTTCTCCGCGATCATTTCTTTGCCCAAAGGCTTTAATTTCTCCGCGTTCATCGATTTGCCTGTCTGCTTAGCCGCGGCTTTTGGTGCACCTAGTCTATTTGGCCCTATACCTTTTGGTCCCATACTATCTTTCTTTATCGTTAATCATATCGTCAATAGCTTTGTTATAAACTTTATCGGTATATGTTTTGTTTTTATAAAATGTACTTCTCTCAGATGTTGGCAAATCTTCTTCTGCTAACATTATTCTGTATATTCTTTTAATTAGTAGCTTACACTTATTCGATGTTTTATAAACAGCATACTTAGACGTAGTACGGTTTCTTTCTTTAAATACATCAATCCAGCCATTCCGCCTTAAGCGTTCCCACCGGTTTTTATCCCAGCTGTAAGTGTAAACACCGTTAATAAAATCATTACGTGTAAAAAGCTTTTTGCAATCTAAGTATATAAGAAGCTCTAAATCTGCGTCTTTTAAATCGTAAGTCTTACAGGCCCATCTTCTGATAAGCCTGTAATACTTTAACAAATTCATATCTTGCAGGTCAGTTCCAGTTAGCCTCATTCTATAAGCACTATATCTGAAATTTTCAGCACATAATACAAATGATCGTTCCATTCTATTCCATGCCCAGCGTGTTTGTCATATCTAACAAAATCACCGTCTTGCAGTATATCTATTTGATCACCTATACTTATTACTCTACCTTTAACGTAACGAACGTCTTTATTTTGTTTTTCAGTAAGCTCTAGCCCACCAACTTTTGTTGGCTCCTCTTTAATTTTATCTACAATTACAAAATGATTTATTGCTTTCATGCTAATCGTTTATTACTGATTACACAATCTGCAGATATAATAGTTGTAACAACACTTACCGCATTCTTTAAAGCTGTTTTGGTAACTAACACCGGATCTATAATGCCGGCTTTAACCATATTAACATCTTTACCTGTTTTAACGTCTATACCTCTGTTTTTGATTTGAGGATAAACTACTTGCATATTAGCGTTTTCTAATATAGTCTCATATGGTGATCTTATTGCAGCAAGCAATATCTCCTCACCTTTATTTTTCGGCTTAATCAGTGTAGAAGCATTCAGCAAAGCTACACCTCCGCCTGGAACTATACCTTCTTTATAAGCGGCTTTTGTCGCATATATCGCATCTTCAATACGATCTTTCTTTTCTTTAAGCTCAACCTTAGAGTCAGCCCCGACATAAATTATACCGACTTGACCAGTTAGCATTGATAATCGTTGCTCTAATTTTTTCTTAAAGAACGGATTGGTTTCTTCAGCTATTTGCTTTTCAACATCCATTATTCGTAGAGCTACTTCTTCATTTGCTTCAGCTACTTGCAGAACAGTGTTTTTATCGTCCGTAACAGCCTTAAAAGCTTTTCCTAATACATTAGGCTCTATGAAGTCTAAATCGTCTCCTAACTCTTCGTTTATGATTTGAGCGCCAGTGAGTATTGCTAAGTCTTCAAGCGTTTGCTGCTTAGTTGGACCAAAGCCAGGTAAATCAACTATATTTACTTTTATATTACCTTTTACTTTATTAGCTAATAATGTTTGATACGGCTGTTGATCCATATCCGCTACTATTAGCAGGCTCTTTTTATTTTTAATTACAAACTCTAATACGTTTTGTATTCTTCTTATATTAGGTATCGGTGAAGATACTATAAGAACATATGGGTCTTCTAATGTAGCTGTACCTTTATTTTTATCCGTAGATAAATGCGAGGATTTTAAACCGCTGTCAAATTGCACGCCGTCAACAAACTCAACATAAGTTTCGTTTGTATCAGACTCTTCCATTAGAACGACTCCATTTTTTCCAACTTTTTCATAAGCTTGTCCAATTTTATCTCCAAGCTCTGCGTCGTTGTTGCATGAAATACCAGCAACTTGGTTAAGCATTTCACCTTTAACTTCAGTACTGGCTTTGTCAAGATAAACCATAACTTTTTCAGCACCACTAATAATGCCGCTTTTAAGCTCTCTAACTTCTTCCTCATTTAAATGCTTGTTAACTGTTTTTAATAAAGAATGCGCAAGGACGGTTGATGTTGTTGTACCGTCCCCGGCTTCTTTTACTGTATTGCTTGCCGCTTCCTTTATAAGTGTAGCGCCAATATTCTCAACCGGATGTAATAAGACTACGCTTTCCGCAACGGTTACACCATCTTTTGTAATCACCGGTTTTCCAAGGGCGTCCTCATATATAACGCATTTTCCAGACGCACCTAATGTGCTCTTTACTGCGTTTGACAATTTTTCAACGCCTTGCATAATTTGTTGTTTGGCATCATTGCCAAATGTGAGAGTTTTAACTATCTCACTAGGGTTATTAAATTCCATTAAATTAAATTTTAAATTATTTACTCTTTTTCAAAAGTCTTTACAACTTTAGGTCCTTTCATAAAATCTAGCTTTTTCTGATAATATTGAATTGATCCGTCAATTGCTGCTTCTGCACCCTCGATAGTTTCTCTCCTTGTAATATCTTTCCAGGAGTCTTCGTCTGGTACTTTGATTTCTGTTTGGTAGAATCCATTTGGTAGTTGCACAATTCGCCAGTTGCTTTTGTCGGATGCATGCTTCCAGGTTTCTACGGTTTTTTCATTTACTTGTGGCTGACTACTCCACGAACTAGTCTGATAAAATAGTGTCATTGGTTTTGGTTTTAATTATTACTATTTGGTTTGCTCTATCCCGAGCAGGGCATATTTTATATATTACGTGGTTTATGACGGCGTTAACCCGCCTTGATCTTTAGTAGGATCAAACTCGTCCTTGTCCCAAGGTTTGCCGCCTTCTACAACTGGTGTTTCTAATTCTTGTTTTTTAGCTAATGCTTCCGCCGCAATAGTAGATTCTGTTTCATTTACTGCGTCTGGGCCTAATTTATCTTTAACCCACCCTATAACAGTTTCTTCTGTTAAATTTTCGTAAGGTATAAATCCAGGACCCGCTGTTTCTTCAAACTCCTGCATAAACACTTTTCTAGCATAGCCTGCTCCATCTTGTACTTCGTAGCATGACGAAACCCCTATAACAAAACCGTCTGCGGTCTTATGTTGCATATCTAATATTTTCCAACTCATAATTTATTTTTTAATGTGCTTTTGCTTGTATTATAATCCATTCAGATCCTGTTGAGTAAACAGCAATACCTTCGTATGATTTTGATATTTGAAAAGAAGCAGCGCCATCTATAGTTCCTCCACCGTCAGCTGTAATATTTATTTTATCGCCAGCTCCAGAGCTAAGCGTTCCGTCTGTTGTAATTCTTATAAGTCTATTCGTAGTGGCAGATGCCGAGGGAAGTTTCAACGTATACACGCCATTGCCGCCTGACCAACTAATTAAAACTAAATTATAGTTTGCGCTAATACTGGAAGAAGCGCCAGGGTTAGCTGTTTTTAATAGTGGCGTTAAATATGCAAGCCCTTCATTGTTTTTTGCATTTTGTTCTGCTTGATCTAAGTTTATTCTAACTTGATTGTTAGACCTATAAAGCTCTCCTCTTTCTACACCAGCTGCTGCAGCATCTGAATCGCTATTGTATGAATGAGATAACCTAAGTGCTGGGAATAATAACCCAGATTGCGAACTAGTGCCATTCTGTATTTCTATTGCGTTTTTTCTACCAGTAGGAGAAAACCCAGTTCCAAATACAATTCTACCTGTTGCGGTTGGCGTTGCATTATAACGTCCAATTATAACGGTGTTATCTTCACCACCATCTTCTAGGTTTCTGCCGAAAGCATAAGATTGACTTCCTGATAACACATTATTATGCCCAAGCGCCATGGCAATTATTGCGCTGCCGCTAATTGTGTTATTAAGCCCGAATGCGTAATCATCTTCACTGCTAAGTGTGTTACTTTTACCTATAGCATAACTATCAATAGCGCTTGTAGTATTACTTTTACCTAAGACGCAGCTGTCATTATTGTTTATAGTATTGTTAAAACCAAGGACTATTCCGTTAGCCGCGTCATTTAAAGTGTTTGAAGAACCCATGGCGAAATTTGTATTTATTCCGCTAGATTCTGTAGTGTTAGTTAAAATATTTGAAGTTCCTACTACACAAGAGCCACCTGATTTAACAGTGTTGTTAAAACCAGCGGTTACAATATTTCCTCCTACATTTAACTTGTCAATACCCACGTCATTTCCATCACCTGTTGCCCAAACTTGACCACCAGCTACAATGTTATTTGCCCCTAATCCACCACAGCGATTTCCTGATACTGAATTATTAGAACCAAAAGCAACAGAGCTATTACCTAAAACGCTGTTGTTATCACCCAGTGCTTGTGATGATGTTCCGCTAACAGCATTATTTAATCCAACTGCAAAAGAATTTACAGCACTCGCTGTATTTCCATTTCCTAAAGCTACTGCTTGACTACCGCTTGATGTTGTATTTAAGCCAGACGCTATAGAGTTTACGCCACTTGCGGTTGTCCCATTACCTATAGCAAAAGATTGATTACCACTTGCCGTTACAGCATTACCCATTGCAACAGAGTTAATGGCCGTTGATGCAGCGCCTTTACCAAATATAAGTGCCGCCCCGGGGTTTGAAGATCCGCCTGCGTTTTGTTTTATTTCAAACTTCCTGCTGCCATAGCCTGATTTTAGCAAAAACAGACTGGTTCCTGCAATAGCGGTATAATTGTTATTGTTATATCGTGCATCAAAAGTAAATATACCTTGATCACCCGGTGATGACTGCGCGCCTGTAGAGTAATCATAATTTTGAGAAGCTGCTCTATATTCAGCCATACCAGCGCTGCAATTAGCTTGGGATTCCGTTTCAAATACCTCGCCTAGCCCGGTTCCGCCACTGGGTGTTCCGAATTGAGGGTCAAACATCATTTGGTGTCTGGCGCCGTCAGCATGTTCGTAAAAGGCGGAGGGGAGCGCATTTATACTCGATGCATAGAAGAATCTATTAGAGTACAGGGTGCTGCCAGAAGAAATTGTTGGAAAAAAGCCTTGTATACCTGGGTAATTTACAAAAGGAGTAGAGCGAACCCACAATGGATCCCCCATATGTATTGTAGGTATTGTATTAAAAATACTATTGTCTGTTACTTGTGCAGATCCCATTTTTAATACTCTATCCAACATTACCGTGTTCTCTTGGTAATATTTTCTTCCTTGTACACCGCCATATGAGCCTTCACCTAAAACTACATTAGTTGCGTTCGTTATTAATGATTCATTTAAAGCGTCAATACCTTCACCTATAAGTTTCTGGTTATATGGTGTCGCGTTGTTAGTACCTATAACAACCTGTGGTGAATTAATTTCTACTAAAGAGCCAGCTGATGGAGATCCTTGTGATATTAAAGAATCTGTTAAGTTATCTGTTTGATCCCAAAGCGCTAGCTTGTAAGGAGTACCAGTGCCAGTAGGAAAACCAGATGCGCTAATTGTTAAGGTCTGGTCTAGCATCGTTGTTGAGATGTTAACTCCTCCGATTATGTTTAGCGATTGCGTATCTAAATCGATTGTGCCTGTGCCTAAATCACCGGTAACAGTTAGATCGTCGTCTTCAGGATCAGCCCAGTATACTTTTCCAATTCCATCCGTCGTAAGCTGTGAACCAGCCGCCCCAATGTCATTTGGCAACTCCATAGTATACGAAGCTGGCAGGTCAGCATGCGCTGGAGCTTTAATTGTAATGCCCGTAGCGTTTAAGCTTGAGTTTAAAATAAGTTGTCCAGATTCTGCAACGCCCTCTGTTAGTTTACCTTTTATTTTAGCTTCTTTATCAACTTGCAATTTTCCTGCAATTGTAATTAATGTGCCGTCAGGGTTTATATCTTGCGACATAATAGAACCTGTTATGCGTGTCGCATTCGAACCTAACGTATCTTGAGTATCTCTTAATACTGGTATGGTAAAACTAACTGCATCCGGATCTATAAACTTATCAATGACATATTCTGCAATATCCCCTAGGAAAAAGTTTTTTGTTACTAGCTCATTAGTATCTCCATCTGTACCGATTATACGGTCAAGATCGGATATGTATATATCTTTTTGATAAGTAGGTATTCTAGCCATTGTTTTGTTTTAATGTTTTTATCTCTTCTTTGAGTTCATTTATTTCGTTCACTAGCTCTTTAATAGCCGCAGTGTTTATCGATATAATATTATTATGCTCTAGCGTTAGGTGCTCACCTTCTTTTACAATAGTCGGTAAGACTTCCTGCATGTCTTGCGCTATAAACCCATATCTTGTTTCTAAGTCAATCCCGCGCATATCTGGTTTCCAATTAAAAGAAACGGGCTCCAATTTCGAAACCGTGTCTAGTGCATTAGAAATTGGTGTAATGTTATCTTTTAAATTTTTATCTGAAAATGTTCGAGTAACATTACTTGTTAATGTACCAAACACTTGCGCGTTACCCCATACCTGAGCAACCGCATTTGCAGACCCGGGAACAACATCGCCAAGAGCAACAAATCCTTTATTACCTCTAACTTGTATACCATTTAAACCAATATTTGTTTTTCCGGATGCGCCTGTAAATAATACGTTACTAAAAGAATTAGTTAGGTCTTCGCCAGAAGATAAGTAATTTTTGCCAGTAACATCCATATAAGCCCAAGGGTATTGGTCCTCATTTAATCGGTAGCCAGTAGTTGTAGAATTAGCCGACCATACATATATATCGGTAATTTCATAAAAATATTGGGCCGTTACCTTTATTTCACCGGGATCGGAAGCCGTACCCATATTAGGTCTACTAGAAGGCGGGCTGAAGGATCCGTCTATTTGCCCCGCTGACCAAGTGCCTGGCACGTCGCAAAACCAACCAAAAAATTGCTTAGTATTAGGGTCATTAGCACCAGGGGCTGGAGCTAAAATAGCGCCTGTTGCTTCATTTAAATTTTTTGTAATAGTACCCGTAGCTAATACTTTTTCTTCTGTTGCAACAATTGACGTTTGCTGGAACCCCCCTGAGTCAGGGATAAACGTAAAAGTAAATTTAACTTTCAGCTCATAGTCAAAGCCGGCGACATCCGCTATGTTTGGTATCGAGCTAAAGTCTAAAGAGCCGCTTCCATCGTTAGTTTCGAAGTTTTCTTCACCACCGCCTAAGTCTCCATCTCCCCGATTTGGCCCCGAGTTGCTATCTGCGCTTAGTGATCCCCAGCCGTAATCTTTACCAAATTCTTCTTGCATTCCTATCACTATCCTAAAAGAATCGCCCTGTTGATTACTATTGCCAGGCCCCTCGCCGTAAGGTATAGAATAAGTGGCCGTGCCTCCAGTGTAAGCATCGTAAGCTATATTGTTTTGGACGTTAGTCCCTACTAAATTCCCTGTTATATCTGGAAAATAATACTTAACGTTTTTAACCCCGGATTGAGCGGTTACCCCGCCTGATCTTGAAGTTAATCTAAAATTATTACTAGCGCTAGTTGTCCCAAAAGGACTCGCGAAGGTATTCGGTGAAAAAGAAAAGTTAGCACTAACAGCTGCACTAGGCGAAATTGCCGGCAGGTTTTCCGAAGACAACACAAGCTTTTCAGTTCCTACCTCTGTGTAGTTGCCGCTTGGATCCAAAACAATTTCTGATGATCCGTCTTTTAATGCACCGCTGCTGTCTACTGTCCAGCTACCAATTGATCCAGCTGAATGAGTACCTCCGAAGTTTGCGGATCCGTCTGCGTTAATGTAGAATTGTTCAGCATGTATAGAACTGTTATCTAAGTTTATACCCATGCCTGCATTAGAAAATCCAGATAACGCTGAATTAAGTGGCATTTCAAAATCACCACTTGCTATAATACCTGTTGTTATGTTGCTACCGTTTATAACAGTGTTAGCTGTTGTATTTTGGCCGCTTAATATATTAAGGAGTTGCACCTCTGTAATACCAGCTGTATTACCTGTTACATACCCATTGTCTTGTAAATAGGAAGCAAGAGCCGCCTGGTCCAAAAACGCAGATGTATCCGGCAGATCGCTGGTTGTTGCATAGTTGTTTGTATTTAAGTAATTACCTAAATCAACATAGTCAATACCCTGCCCTGTTGATGCGTTTGAAAATGTTACCGCTCCGTTTAATGCAATACCGCTGCTGGTAACGACAAAAGGCGATACATTAGTGCCATTTACATTAATAGTAAATACATCTGAATTAAACGATATAGAAGAACCTGTTGCACTGTTAGATAGTAGCTCCATGCTCGCAATATTTCCATTGGTGTCTAATACTAGCCCATATGAGGATTCTAAGTTACCTTCTATATCGGCTACCGTACTTGCTGTTTCAGTTAATGTAGCAGTGTTCCCGTTTACTGTAGATTCAAGTGTTGTAATATCCGATGAGGTCGCGTAGTTTTCTGTTGCGATTGTTTGTGTTACTTTATCGGCTAACGCGGTTGATAATGAAACTAGGTTACCATCTGCATCAAAAGTTCCAACCTCGGCTTTAAATTCTGTTAGCTCAGTCGCTTCTGCATAATCCGCTAAAACGGTTGTTAATTGTGACCCTGTAATGCCGGCAGTTGATGACGATGCAATCTCGCCGTCTACATATTGCCTTAAAGTACTTTCTAAATTGCTTACTTGAGTTGTAGTTGCATACCCTTCGCCCGCGACTGCTGTTGTTATTTCGCTTGCTAATGCACTTGAAAGGCCTGTTAAGTTGCCATTTGCATCAAAAGTACCAAACTCAGCCCCCAAATCCGCAACTGACTGCGCTGTAGCTAATGTGTCATCTGAATACGCACTCACAACACTGTTTGCAAAAGAGCTTGCTAGTGTTAATAGGTTGCCATCTGCGTCAAATGTACCAAAATTAGCCTTAAGGTTGGTATATTCAGTAGAAGATGCAAAAGTATCAGTGGCTTCTGTTACAAGTCCTGATACCGCTGACGCAAAAGCGTCTGTCGTGAGTATACCGTTGGTATAAGCTTGGTAACCCGCAGTTAAAGTGTCTTCTAATGTAGCAATTGAACCAGTTAAAGTAGAGGTTGTATTAGCTAATTGGTCAATTGTGGCGTATGTGTCTATTGTAAGGACACCATCTACTATTTGCTGGACTTGTGAGGATAAAGAATTTAGCGTGGTGGCTGACGCAAAGCCCTCAGAGGCGATAGTTTCAGCAAAATTAGTGATATTTGCTGTAGAAAGCGTCAATGTTCCATCAACATTTGTATTAAACACAGATTCTAGCGTTTCTGTACGCGTTACAACGGACTCAAATTCGGTTGTAAGGGTATTTACTATGTTTTGATAACTAGCTATAGCTGTAGTATTGCCATCTAAGCTTGTTGTGATGTCCAGAAGACTCTGATTTATGCCATCACCGTTACCATTTACTGAAAAGTAATCAATAGCTAGGTCAACAATAGCCGCAATCGGTATATTTACCGTAGCCTTTTGATTTTCTACATCGGTTCCTACCAATGTATCTGATAATGTTACATTACCTTTTGTATATCTATGTATTCTAGCCATGTTTAGTTTGTGTTGTAGTTGTTACCACTTTCTTTTTTAGTTCCCTCGCCCTCGTTTCCTCTATTGGAGGCTATTGGTACGCACTTTTGTCTCTTGTGATCGTAGTCATAACCGTCAGGGCAAGGCTTTTTCCTGCGCTCTCGCTGGGAATGTGCTTTTTTCCTTCTCCGATCAGGTGTCATAGCGTATGCTTTGTCCCGTGCACGCTTAGCTCTTCTTGCTGCCGGAGATAGTTTTTGTGTCATACTGTGTATGATTACGCTGTTTTCGGAGTACTTAATGCGACAGTTGCCTACTACTATTATATATAACTACCTAGTGTCACATTATATTTAAAAAATAGTTAGATATAGGGAAGTAATGGGTTGCTACTATATATACACGTTACACCGGCATAAGTAAAACCCGTTTCTTTTTGCCAGCCCCCGTATCGTTTCCAGGATTCAGGATCACGTTCCCAGGATCAGCTGCCAGGTCCCAGCAGGCACAGCTCGCAGGATCTCGGCCAGGATTTACGCTTTCCCAGGATCAGGATACAGGATCCATGTATAGCATTTACATACCTAGTACGAATAGTATACGATAATATATATGAATAAAGAAACAAAGATATGTTAGTAAGAATAGATACAAAGAACTGGTTAGGCAATTACAACAGCACGGTTAAACACTTCACTGGGCAGCAGCATCTGGATAACTACCTGAGCAAATGCTACAGCAACGAGATCTCTAGCAAGGTTATCGGGATCTCAATCCTACAAAGCTAACACGAAACGTAAACGATAATATAAATGTAAAACAAATAATATGAAATCAATTACTTTAACACAATCTGACTACACTAATATTACTAAAGCTTTCTTCTACTATCTTGAAAATGAAAAAGCACTTAACTTAACTCAAACTGAAATTGATTCTATACTTGAAACTAATAACAAAATACAATAACTAACAAAACATACTATGAAACGTAAATTCACACACAAAGTACTAATAGTTGTAACGTACACAGTAATAACTGGACTAACAACTCTGGCCGTAACCGGGATCCTGTTCTCGATCTTCCAACTGATAACTGATCCTTCATTCAGAGTCTAATAAAAAATACAAACTGAATACGAACGGTATTCGATAATATAAATGTAAATAAATAATAATTAAAATAATAAATATGTCAAATTCTAAATTAAACGAAGTAATTTCAAAACTATCTAAAGAAGAACTAAATGAAATCTTCCCACCAATCGAACGTAAAAACTTCGTAGTCCGTAAATCTTGGTATGGACGTAATCAAATCATTACCTTTGTAAATAACAAAAATCAAAAGATTACATACAACCACGATGAGGTTCTTAAAGTAATGTTACCTAAACTAAACATTATGCCTTGTTGGATTAAAAGAGGTTATTGGTCTCAATCTACCGATATGCCTTCGAATGTTCGAACTAATGTAATCGAAAGAATTGAACTAGATGAAGTAAAGTAATCTAGTTCAAACCCTAACGGGACTGGCGCGTTGAGATGTGTGCATCACCAGTATAAATAACGTTGAACAGATCGCAGGTATGCATCGTAACTGATGTGTATAGCAACCACCTATAACTTATTCAATCGATCGGTATGCGACGATAGCTTCTTATTATATATACTTAACACCCTATTGTCACACTATTTGGGTAAATAATTTTCTAGGTACTTAGAGGTAGAGTGTAATACCACATAAACTATTTTAACTAACAAACAAAGTGTATACTTTTTTACAAACTAAATACGAAGTATATTCGATAATATATATGAATAAAAAATATAACTACTATGCAATTTATACTTACTTGTGAAAACGGAAAACAAATAGATATGTCTACCGATGTTTTACAGCAAATGGAGGGTCTTATAGAAAGACAAGAAATACTAGAAAGAATTAACTACTATAAAACCACTAACAAATGAGAAATATTAAACTCACTGAAAACGATTGTACCTTTGTACACTATGTATTAAGAATGTACGCTAATCAAACTGAAGGTTTAGATAGCGAAGACAAATCAGAAATCTACGAAGTAGCGGCTAAATTTAAATAATATGGAATTTCACTGGAATGACGATACTATAGAGTACTTCAAGGAATTATACTCTAAAGACGAAAGTAACTACCGAGAACTATGGAACTTCGTTAAATACGAATGTGACCTAGAAGATGGCGAAACATATGAAATGTTGGCGAACGATTTAATAAACAAAATACAAAACTAATACGATTACCTAACGATAATATATAAGTATGAAACTAATAGAAATAAATAATAACGGAACTACCACGTTCCTGCTAAACGACGGACGTAAAATAAAATCCTATCAATCAGGTTATATAAGAATTGATAGCAACCGACTCGACAGGTTATACCAAATAAACAAAATGGTAAAAATTAAAGACGAGTATTGGACGGGTGTATACCACGGTAGGGGCTACTTAGATACCACTATTTACAACTACAAACGAGTACTAATACCTAACGAACTCGATCGACTTGAATATATTATTAACTGGGTAAAACGAAATGTACAATGATGACAATGAAAGAAGCGTGTGAGTACGTTAAAAACTCAAGACTCGAAAGAAATCGCAAACACCGACTTGAAGTAACAAAAGGTGACTATTGTAGTGGTTTAACAACCAAAGAGTATAACCGTTGGCACGTTAAAGGTAAAGGTGCTGGTAATAAAGGTAGAACTCATTCACATACTAAACTGTGGAATCAGTATGTTCATTCAAATAAAATACACACTATGTACCACGATGGCACTTTTACAAACTAAACACGAACACAAATCGATAATATAATTGAATAAAAACTAAATAATTTACTATGCAAAATACAATTAAATTTACCACAAACAAAAAAATTAAACTCAACGGAGTTACTTACAAACCTTACACTGTCGGCAATTTGCCTCCTTCATTCGGCTTCAAATACGATGAAGACAAAGACAAAGACGGTACTTACCAATGGTTTAACTACAAAGGTCTAACATACCTTGAAGAAAAGAAAGGATTTTGGGATGCTTTTGCATAGGGGCATCCAGTACCACTACAAAGAGTGGACGACTTGGAACGGCAAGCAAGCTAGCGGTTATGGTTGCGAACACTTTAACTTCGCGCCTTATCACGTTAGCTATCTGCCCGCCCAAACGGAAAACGAAATGAAAGCTCGTATTGACGAATTGATCGACAATCACGACAAATATGTAGAACAGCGTAGACTGCACGATGCCGGATGTGCAGAGTATTACGCAAGTAAAAAACCCGGCGATTATACAGGAGACTAATTATGAGTGATACAATAACTAAATGGCACGAAATGGAAGAAGAAAAAAAACTTGCTAAAAATGCCGAACAATATAACAAAGAGTTAAACGAAAGTCAACCTAAAGACTATATTTGGGTGCTAGACTTTAACGATAGCAAAGTATATTCGTACAAAGTGCCAAGCGGCGTAAACGACCTTGAGTCCTTTATAATTGGCGCGGGTCATAAACTATCGAATGTAGAGTGGATGAATACTAACGAATGCAGTGTAGAATATGGCAACTAATAAAGAATTATACGAAGCGTTTATATACAATTTAAACTGCTATGACTCTAAAATAATCGACAAAAACGATTTTATTAACGCAATGGAAGAATATATCTATGAGTAAAATGAAAGAACTTGACGAAATCGCACAAGGTGTCGCTGACGTCACAATGGAACTAATGTATGATAGTGTCGATTGGCAACTATCGGATTTTGAACAAGACGGTGATGACTTTAATGCTATACACAGCCACGTCATGCACCTCGCAATAGCTAAAATGTATGAAGAAACAAAGAAAACAACGAAAGTTTAGCCACAAACCACTCACAAGAGTGCAAATAGAGGCGATCGAGCGTCAGTATTGGGAGAGATACAACGCCGGTATACCTCAGTGGCAGGCGGATATGTATTAAATTTACAAATGTAATACGAACGCAAATCGATAATATAAATGTAACAAATAAAAAATTAAACTATGTATTGTAGATGTGGAAATAAAGTACACCCCGTCCGTTTAGATTTAGGATATAACACGTGTGTGAAGTGCTCAACAACTAAAACATACTCGTATGTCCCAATCATTGAGCATAAAACGGGCAATACAATACAAATTGTCAGTCAAGAGGTAAGTGCATCGGTGCATCGCTCTTGGCGACGTAAGTAGTTAACAAAGTTCGAAAGTACACTATTAACTACAAAATAAAGTGTGTTTCCCACTAAGACTATGACGAATAGTTGAAACTTGCTAATCGGCAAGCAGCAGAAAGGATGTTTGACACACTATAGAGAGGTTTAAGGTTGGAAGCTGTCGCATATAGGAACTCGGAGATGAGATACGTATGCAGGCGAAAGACGGGATAAAACAGATAAAAGGATATAAGTCAGGGCATACTAGTAAATGACGTGCATTCCTAACATTCCAGTCCCGTCCACCTCTCAAATTGGGCGTGAAATGGTTAGGCGGCAACCGCGGCGAAAGCAAAGGTGCCAAACGCAGGTTCGATTCCTGCCACGTCCACTATGGAAATAAATAAATACATAAAAACAGAAATGGCGAAGCTCGATCGAGGTATTGTAGCAACGCCGGAAAACAGAGAACAACTAGAGAACTTTGCTGATGGATGCGGTCAAGGCTCTTTAATACTAATGCAAATGGCAATTAACTTCGGTTATAAAATAGCGTTAGAAAATTTACAAATTGAATACGAACAAGAATCGATAATATAATAAATTAAAACAAATATGAGTAGACTTACCATTTATGAAAGGCTAAAGCCTGAAATCAAAGAGGCATTACATTCCTCTGAAAACGACAAATATCAAGCAAGTGTTGACTCTATAGTCGAAGCGCTTTCAAGCACTACATTTTATAGTGACTTAAAAATTAGCGACGTTAGCTCGTTATATACATTTTCTAACATTGAACTACTTAGAGTTTCAGCGTGGGATTTTAAATACGGCGATAACATTTTAATATCTAAAGACTATGAGTAAAATACTAACCGACGAATTGATCGAAACAAGACTGCGTAAAATCAACGTGCTTGAGAGAGAAGACCTAGACCATGACTATATGCTTAAAACTATAGCTAATCACTTTGATTTTAAGATAACTAGCGACTGGCCAAACCAACCTGACATGATGTTTTATACTGAAACAACTGCTGATGGCTATGAAGTATGGATTGCAACCGATAACGATCGCAACCCTAATGTTAATGAAGACGTATACTATTACGATAACGACTGGCTAGAAAAAATGCCTGACGCTATGATTGATGGCGCTAGCATATACTACGACCAGCTTGATGATGAAGACTATGCTTTTCAAGAAGTTGTTGAAGAAGTATACGATGACTATTACAATGATAAGAAAAAAGAAATTGAAAACGAACTAATTGAAGAAGGTTATGAGTACGAAAGAGAAGACGAAACAGTCGGTGCCTAAATGGTTTACTGGTATGATATACGAAAATGGTGAAACAGTAACAAATCCGTTCAGCGGCGAAACATACGATCTAAACGGTGTTGAGCTATCAATGTACGATTTTATTATGGGCAGCCAGTATGTAATGGAAGTTGCACCAAAGACCGTAACAAGTAAACAAATAAATGAATTTCACAAAGCACTACGTTGGTTTCAAAAAAACAATATTGAAGCCTATATGGTATTGCTAGACTAATACTAAAATTATGCCAAATATGAGTTATTGCCGCTTTGAAAATACGGCAAAAGATATGAGAGACTGCATCTACGCGATCGAAGAGCGCGATGTGTATGAATTCAGTAGTTATGAACTATCTGGATTTAAAGATGTGCTAGAATATGCGCAGGACATTATAAACATGGAAGACGATATTGAAAAAATAATTGAGTACTATGAATCTTCTGACACAAAATAGTAAATTAAAAAAGACAAGTAAAGAACTCGGGCTTCGCGTGTTTAACTTCGGTATACCTGCATATAAATCTGCAAGTGGTAAGTTGACATGCCCGATGGCTGACGAATGCGTTAAATTTTGTTATGCCAAGAAAGGAGCCTACATCTGGTCTAATGTAAAACCGGCGTTTGAGAAGCGTTATCAGCTAACAAAGACTGACAACTTTGTTGAGGCTATGAACGCTGAAATACGTAAGAAGAAACCTGATTACGTCAGAGTCCATGATAGCGGAGATTACTACTCACCCGCATATCTAAAAAAGTGGATCGAAGTTGCTATACACAACCCAAGCGTACGGTTTTACAGTTATACCAATATGATAGATATGGTGTTAAAGACCTCATTGCCAAGTAATTACGATATAATATTTAGTGATTCAGGCAAACAAAAGCATATGATAAATGAAAGAAAACATAGACACACAAAAATCTTTTCTACTAATAGCGATCTTGTATCTAACGGTTATGTGGATGCTTCTAGTATTGATCTGATGGCAACAAAGTGGTTCAGTAAAAACCACAAAGTGGGATTAGTATTCCATTAAAATTTACAAAGTTAACACGAAGTATAATCGATAATAAATTAAAAACAATGAGTAATATAATTGAAAAAGTCCTAGTAGACTCTGAGTGCATACACGATGCACAGTACAATAACGTAACCAAAAGACTAAGGTTATTTTATAAAAACGGCGGTGTGTACAACTATGAGCGTGTACCATCTTTTTACTGGCACGGTTTATTTAATTCCCAATCTAAAGGTAAATTTATTAACAGCCACATCATTGGCCAGTGGGAATATAATAAAGTAGGTTAATGACTGAAGATGAAATTGAACAGTTAGCGGTAAGAGTTGCTGACCTCGTTATGATCGGCTTAATTGAAAAGCAGAAAGAATGGGATCAGCAGTTCACCACTGACGTAAACCAAATGTTTGGCAATGGTTATATGGCAGCGCCAGACGATGAGCAACTACTATTAGCTGAATTAGCTAGACTAATGACGTTATTAACGGCTTATGAAGAAAACGAGCAGTATGAAAAAGCTGCAATAGTAAATAATAAAATACAAAAAATACAAAATAAATTAAGTAAATTATGATAAAACCAATGCTCGCATACAAAGTAGGCAAGAAAGAAGTCGACTGGTCCGAGAAAGTATTTATGCAACCTAAGCTTGACGGCGTACGCTGTGTAATATCTAAAGACGGCGCTTATTCGCGCACCGGTAAAGAGTGGCTTAATATCCATCACATTACCGCAAACCTCGAACCGTTCTTCGAAACGTATCCTGATGTGGTACTCGATGGCGAATTGTACAACCACGAACTAAAAGATGACTTTGAAAAAATTATCTCACTTGTTCGTAAAACAAAGCCAACAGAAGGTGATCGAGTTGAGTCCGCTGGATATGTACAGTTTCATTGCTACGACTACATCCCGGGTCCTGCACTTCGCCGTGCTAAATTTTCTAGCCGAATTACATGGCTTAAAAATGAACTGCCGGAAAGCTATTGTGTTAAATTTACTAACACATACCTAGTTGATAAATACGAAGAGGCTTTAAACATGCACAACGATGCTTTCTTAGCTAATGGCTACGAAGGTTCTATACTGCGTCTTGACAAACCGTACGAATGTAAACGTTCTTACAACCTTCAAAAGTTTAAAGACTTTCACGACACCGAAGCTACTATTGTTGGCTACGAGGCGGGCAAAGGTAAATTTACTGGTCTAATCGGTAAGTTTCTTATGCAAGATGACGATGGCGTTGAGTTCGGCTGCCCTATCGGCAAAGGCTACAACTTTGATGATCGTCGCTACATTCTAAACAATGTGCATGACTATATCGGCAAGCGTGCTACGTTTACATACTTTGAACGTACAAAAGCTGGTAGCTATCGTCATCCTCTGTATAAAACACTACGTAACTATGAGTAAACTAATATGGCAACTATACAACGAAAATATGATAAGCGAAGAAGTCGCTCACCTATTATTAGACAAACATTATAATAGAGTTAACAACAAAAGGTTTTAATGAATATATTTTATTTACACCCAGACCCAGCTAAAGCGGCTAGTTTCTTTTACGACAAGCATAAGGTTAAAATGATTCTGGAGTCGGCGCAAATGTTATGTACTGCGCATCATGTATATAACAACGGCGACAACGTGCCATATAAAAAAGCACACCTTAATCATCCAAGTACCATATGGGTACGTGATAGTGTACACCACTACAATTGGTTGTACGATCACATGCTTGCATTAGGTAAAGAGTATACAGCTAGATACAATAAGCATCACCTTAGTATTGCTAAGTGTCGTGAAGCTTTAATGTACCCGCCTTCAGGTATGCCCGATAATGGATTTATCCAACCGCCTCAATGTATGCCTGACGAATATAAAGAGCTTAGTAGCTTAGCTGCGTACTGGAATTATTATGAACAAGAAAAACACACAGTAAAAAATAAAAATGAGCAAAAAATTATACGACCACATTATATCAACGAATTATGCGAACATTACGAAGAAAGTTAAAACATTTCAAAAGAAAAAGAAAACATCTAAGGTATCTTCAAAATAGTATATGGACATTAAAGTATGAAATACTTAATGATGCCCTTATATTAGAAATTAATGAAACCAAAATAAATTTGTTTCACAAATACCAGAAAAGATACAAGCTAATCACATTTATGCGACGATAGCTAATATATAATAAATAGTAAGAAGCTAATGTCATACTACGACCGAAATACCAGATACCTAGAGCAGCATCGTATTATATACCGGCAAAATCCAACAACAGACGAGCCTACAGAATCGTTTGACTGGGGTTGGTATTATGAGAACGGTACACATCAATGCTATACACTCTTTAACTCGCGGGCTAAAATAAACACATATAAGAGTCTTAAATGGCATTTGTATGTATTATGGTATCTTAATCCGCAATTAGATCAAGAGGCGTTTGTAGGGCTTGTTAAATACATTTGTAATAAGCGTACAGGGTTTGTAACATTCAATGTTTCAGATCAACTCAGGGAAAGCATGATATATGACGTTTCGTTAATGGAATTAGATACACCTCCGCCTAATAAATTACGTAAAGTTATATTTAAAGACTTCACGGGTTTAGATATGCGACAAAAGCTATCTATAGTAGGTAAGCTAGTTGGTAGATCTAAAATATCTGAAAATGAAATATACGACGCGATGCTACTTATAAATGATAGTCAAATTAAAATAACGGTTGCAAAACTTGCTGATGCGCTTAAATGTTCAACAAGAACTATATATCGTAATATGAGTAACGAACTTAAAAAAGAAAAAGAATTACTTAATCAACAACTATGAAAAAGTACAATGTACAAAACTATATAAGGTATAAAGAAGATCTTAAACGGTCTATGCCTGAAGGTAAGTTTTATGACGAATATACAAGAGACGAGTTAATTGTAAAATTTTTACCGCTTGTTGAGAATTTAGCGCGCAAGTTCGCTACATCAGAACAAGCATCCGGAGTACTAAGTATTAACGATTTAATACAAGAAGGTAGCAAAGGTTTAACTCTTGCGGTAGATAAGTTAGAATGGGATAAGCTTATTGATTCTGAAGATATTGAAAAAACTTTAAAAAGTTTCTTTAGTAAAAGAATTAAAGGAGCTATAAGACGTGCAATTGATATTAACCGCGGCGACATACGTATACCAGAACATAAGCTAACTGAAATACGTAAGAATCCTAAAGATGAAAAAATTGTTACAATGTTTTTTAATTCTATATTTTCCAGTATAGACGCTAATTATAATACAGATGAAGAAAATCCATTGTTTCAAATACCAGATGAATCTGAACCATATAATATTAATTTACTTAATGCTTATTTGTTAAGTTTAATGAAACAACACTTAACAGGTATTGAATATGAAGTATTGAGATTATCATATGGTTTGGATTGCGATAAGCACTCTGCTAATTATATAGCGGGTAAATTAAACATAAATGTAAACACTGCAAACGTACGTGTTTCACAGATAAAAAGAGAAGCTATAAATAAACTTATCGCTAACACTGACGCAAACCAAGTGATTGATTATCTGTAAGTTATGAACTTAAATGCAATTAAAAATGTGTAATTATATTAATATACCAAATAAGAAAACCCTATGACCATAAATGACAAACTGGCAACGATCCAGACAAAATTTAAATCTAAAAAATCAAGGTTTAATTCATTCGGCAAATACTACTTCAGATCAGCCGAAGACATTCTCGAAGCAACAAAACCCTTTCTATTAGAGTTAGGAGTTAGCGTAACAATCAATGAGAAATTAACTAGCATTGAGCAATTACCTATTATGGAAACTACAGCTACAATTTCTGATGGCGAAAATGCTATACACGCTACGGCTATTGTTGGTGTTGACCTTAATCAAAAAGGTATGCAAACACCTCAGCAGTTTGGTAGTGCGTCGAGTTATGGAAAGAAGTATGCGTTAGGTAATTTATTCCTAATAGATGACACTCAAGATAGCGATGCTACTAATAACCACGGTAAAGGTGCGAGTGCAACATTAACATCAACGAAAGATCCAGCATTTGCTAAAGCAAAGGATTATGTGCAAAAAGGCGGAAAGCTTGATGCAATTAAAAAGAAGTACAAATTAAGCGCTGAAGTTGAAAAAGCGTTAACAACACTATAATGAAAAACAAAGCAGCTATTGAAAAGCTGAGGGACGATGAAAACTACTACGGCAAGTTTGGTAAACAATACTTGTCTAATAGTGATATTGGAACTTTGCTTACAAATCCTTTAGCGCTTGGTACACCACTAAAACCGTCAGCCGCATTTTTGGTTGGCGGTTACTTTCACACTGCAATACTTGAGCCCGATAAGCTTAAGAAGTATAAGATAGTTGAAAGTTCTACGCGGAATACTAAAGCGTATAAAGAGATCTCAGGCGGTGAGCTGTGTCTTCTACAAAAAGAAGTAGATCAAATTGAACTAATGACAGACAAAATGTTAGAGAACGATGTCTGCCGTGGTTTAATACGAGGTACTAAAGTAGATTACGAACAGCCTGCGATTACAGAGTTAGAAGGCTTGCAATGGAAAGGTAAAGCGGATATTGTTAATCACGAAGAAGGTTTAATAATTGATTTAAAAACCACGGGTGATATAACAAAATTTCGCAGCTCAGCATGGCGATACAATTACGACTCACAAGCTTACATTTATAGTAAACTATTTGGTTATGAAATGTTGTTTATAGTAATAGACAAAACAACACATCAAATAGGAATATTTGATTGCTCACCTGAATTTTATCAGCGTGGTGCAGACAAAGTTCAACAAGCGGCGGAACAATATAAATTGTTTTACCAAAACCCGGATTTCGATCCAAACAATTATTTTATTAACAAAACCCTTTAAACAATGGCAAGAACCAGAAAAAACCAAACAAAAGTATGTACAGTAACAGGAATGGAAACAAGTGTAGATAACTTCTATGCTAACCAGAACCATGTAAAAGCCGTAGACAACTTAAGGCGGAATAGCGGCGCAACTAAAGATCAGTTGCAAAGAATGTTTAATCAGTTAAATCAATATGCGTAATGGCAAGTATAATTAAAACGAGTATCAATTTATCGGAAATCCCGGCGGATAAAATCATTACTGGTAAGAAAGGTAAGTATTTACCTATTACAATTACTATAAATGACGAAACAGATCAGTTTGGGAATCAAGGCCCGGTGGTTGTAGCGCAATCAAAAGAAGAGCGCGAGGCTAAACAAAAGAAAACTTACTTAGGTAATGTTCAAGTTGTTTGGACTAACGGCGACAATGTTGCCGCAGCACCAAGACAAGACCAACCAATGCAAGCTGCTCCAGTGGGGCAAGCGGCGCCTGAAGTTGATCTGCCTTTCTAATGCAGCAATGCGAAATATGTAATGAGGAAATGTCGCAGGAGGAACACGACTTCTGCGATATATGCCCTAAATGTAGAGAGGAATGGTAGATGAAAACGATTACATTAGTATCAACACAGACAACGATGGTAATGTAACATTAATAGAAGATTAATTAAATTAAATGCAGACAACAGAGATCAATGGATTTGTTATTGACGAGTTCAATATACATAAGCTTGAAGAGGGCAAGGCACAGGGTATATGTCCTGTGTGCTCCCACGATAGAAAACCCAAGAATCAAAAAGCAAAATGTGCTTCTTACGATTGGGAACGGGGTCTCGGTACTTGTCATAATTGTAATAAATCATTTCAACTACATACGTATCAGCGCAAAGGTAAAGCAGAGAAGGTTTACGTTAAGCCTGAACCAGTTGCTATACACAAGCCAGGTACAAAAGTAGAAGAGTGGTTTAAAACTCGTGGTATATCTCAGGAAACCCTTGCTGATCTTAAAATTAGCGAGGGCCCTGAATATATGCCTCAGACCGGTAAATCCGAGAATGTAATAAAGTTCAATTATTTTATGGGCGGCGAATTAACTAATGTTAAATACCGTGATGGAAGAAAGAACTTTAAATTATATAAGGGTGCTGAAAAGGTATTCTACAATATAGATAGCATTGTAGGTTGGGAGTATTGTATTATTGTTGAAGGTGAAATGGACGTATTAGCGTTGCATGAAGCTGGTATAACAAATGCAATATCTGTTCCTAACGGTGCAACACTTAATACTAACAACTTAGATTACTTAGACAATTGTATAGATTATTTCGAAGACAAAGAGAAAGTTATATTGGCCGTAGATTCAGACGAAGCCGGCCAAGCATTGCAGACAGAGTTAATACGTAGATTAGGTTCAGAAGTATGTTACTTAGCTACATTTGACGATTGCAAAGACGCTAATGAATATTTATTAAAGTATGGAAAAGAAAAATTGGCAGAGCGTATTTCGCGAAGCAAGCCAGTACCGCTGGAGAATGTTACAACGTTCAGGGATATTGAAGACGAAGTTACCGACTTTGTTCGTAATGGCTTTAAACCAGGATTCCAAATTGGCTTACAAAATTTTGATGACATATTTTCGACTTACACTGGTCAATTTATTACTGTCACTGGTATCCCTAGTTCCGGGAAGAGTGACTTTGTCGATCAGATGGTTGTTGGGTATAACACTAATTACGGTTGGAAAACGGCATTCGCTTCGCCAGAAAATGTTCCAACATATTTACATGCTCATAAGCTAATGCGTAAAACTTGGCAAGGCATGCCGAGTAGAGATGATATTGGTACTGATCGATGGAATCAAGTGGCGGATCATTGTAACACTAATTACTTTCATATAGATATGGAACGCTACACATTAGAATCTGTATTAAAGAAAGGCGCTGAGCTTGTTAAACGTAAAGGTATTAAATGCTTAGTTATAGATCCATATAATAAGGTTAGAGACGTTGATTGTAAAACAGAAGACGTTAATCGTTATACTATGGAGTACTTAACTAAGATTGAAATCTTTGCTAAGAAGTATGATGTGCTAGTTTTTATTGTAGCACACCCAACTAAGATGTACAAAGATGGCAATGGCAAAATTGAAGAGCCATCAATGTATAATATTAAAGGTGGTGGCGAATGGTACGATGCTAGTTATCATGGGCTATTAGTCCACAGAGATTATGAAGCTAAAACTGTTAAAGCTAAAGTTCTTAAAGTTAAGTTTCAAAACTTAGGCGAGAATGGAGCTGAAGCCCATTTTAAATGGGAACCAAAGTCTGGTTGTTTTATTCCTCACGAGCAAGTTAATCTTGCTGGCGAGAAAATGCCCTGGGAATAATGCCAAGTTTATATGGCAAACGGGTGAAACCAATGCCAAGTTATACGTATAATGAAGAGGAGTTTAAGTGGTATAGCTTTTGTGTTAAAAACAATATAAGAATATCACCTTACGGTATACAAGGCGATACAGAGCATTGGCATATAGCAATTAGCTTAGGCCCTTACAAAAAATGGGAAAAGCCACACTTGTCACCCAGCAAGTATTGTAGAAAAACAATTTGGCCAGAATACTATAAAATGTGTAAATACTATTATGAGAAATACAATAATAAATAACGATCCCAAATACGCAGAAGCGGATTATGAATTACAATACAGGGATTTATTACTAGACGTGATGGAAAATCATGTAATACGTGACAACGAAAGAACTGGAGTTGGCTGCGCATCTACATTTTCTTTAGATATTGATATTGATATATCTAAGCATTTTCCTATATTAAGCGGGCGCAAAATGTTTCCGCATATATTTAAATCAGAGTTTAAATGGTTTATCAACGGCGAAACAAATATTAAAACGTTACAGGAAGCTGGTAATAAAATATGGAATGAATGGGCAGATGAGAATGGAGACTTAGGTCCTGTTTATGGTCATCAGCTTAGAAACTTTAATAGCCAAGGATATGATCAATTAGAGGCTGTAATAAAGAATATAAACGAGAAGCCTGACAGTAGACGTCATGTAGTAAGTTTATGGAATCCAGCACAGCTTGAAGAAATGGCTTTGCCTCCTTGCTATTTGTACTTCCAGTTTTTTGTTGAGAAGAACAACCTGCATATGTTTGCTCTGCAAAGAAGCGCAGATATATTTCTTGGTGTGCCGTACGATATGGCTTTGTACTCTCAAATTTTGCTATACATAGCTGAGAAAACGGGTTATAATGCAAAGCGTGTAAACGTTAAGTTTATTGACGCTCACATATATAAGAATCAACAAGAAGCAGTTGAGCAGTACTTAGATGAAGATTTTAACGGCGCTCCTACATATGCTTTTCACAATGGATTATTAACCTTAAATAATTATCAGCCAGGCAAAGTGATTACTGCGCCAGTAGCTGTTTAAAACTATGTATAACATTTATCATATTCCTGGTAAAAAGATCGGAGTTACACGTGATCTTAATAAGAGGGTTACGGAGCAGCAAGGTTATGCGCCAGGCGAATACGAAGTTTTATTTACGAGTGATGATATTAATTTAATATCTAACAAAGAGATAGAACTTCAACAGTCTTATGGCTACAGAAAAGACAGAACATTATATAAAAATTTATTTAAATCAAATATGAGAATAAACCCGACAGAACAAACAAGTACGTTTCCAGTACCTATAACAAAGCTTAAAGGCAATCTTATGGACAACATAGGATTAGAATGGGAAACGCCAGAGTATAAATTTAAATTAGAAAAAGAACATATACCCTGGATAATGCAGAACGCAAGAATCTCGATGTTTAATGATGATCGAAGCTATATATATAATAAGGCTTTTTATGAGGCCTTTTTTAATCTAAAGCATAATCCAAAGGCAACAGCATTAAACAGCGCTAGATTTGATCTAATACGCGATTGGGCTGCTGTAAGGGGTATATATGACAACGGCGATGCCAAGACACAATACGTAAAGCTTATGGAAGAAGCGGGTGAGCTAGCTAAAGCTTTATTAACCAAAGATAAACCTGAAATAAAAGATGCTATTGGCGATATGATTGTAGTTCTTACCAACTTAGCGCATCTTGAAGGTTTTGAAGTTGAAGACTGTATTGACTCAGCTTATCAAGAAATAGCGGCTAGAACAGGTAAAATGATTAACGGTACATTTGTTAAAACAGAATCATTATGAATAAAAAACAAATAGAGTTTAGAGACCCAGTTGTTGAACGCGTTGTTGATAAGTTTGTATCAAGATCAGACGTTGGCTTTGCAAAGTACGGCGTAACGCTTAACGATGACAAATCAAATTTGTTTGCTTGGATTAATCACTTACAAGAAGAGCTAATGGACGCTGTGCTATACATGCAAAAATTAAAAGAATCTAGTACAGAAGAGATGCAAGAAGCTTTGCTAAGAAATATAGAGATCCATGAGGAGACAACCGTATAAAAGAAAAAGTAAAAAGCGAGGGCCAGTACAAGCAAAGAAGGTGTCATATGATGGCATCAACTTTGCTTCAGGGCTTGAGCGCTATATGTATATGGCTTTGAAAAAAGCAAAGATCAAAGCTAAGTACGAAGGGGAAACATTTGTTTTACTTGCTGGTTTTCATTTTGAAAACGAGGTTTACGAAAGGCAAGCTAATGGTAAAGGCGATTACAAAAACAGGGGGTGCAAGCGCATACTACCTATTAAGTACACGCCTGATTTCATTGGTGAAGATTTCATAATAGAAACAAAAGGCAGAGCTAATGAATCATTCCCTATGCGTTGGAAGTTGTTTAAAAGATTAGTGATGACGCAGTTTCCAAATGTAACATTATACAAACCACAAAATCAAAAAGAATGCGACGAAACAATTCGCCTAATCCTTTCGAAGCGAAAAGGATAGCTAGGCAAAAGTACGCTGAGCGTCAAATTGATAAGTTTGTCAAATGGAGTTGGGACGTACGAGGTAAAGTGAAATACAAAGAATTAGTAGAAATAATGGATAAACACAATATAAAAGTATATGGATAAACAAGACAAGCCTGCGTGGGCTTTATCCTTTGGGTTATACCCAGGGATATTAATAGGTATGAGAACTTATGAGGAAGAAAAGCAAACGGCATATGTTTTCTATTTGCCATTTGTGGATATAGCATTGGAGTTTTATAAGTAATGGGATTGTTTGATGAGCGCATAGCGTATAAACCGTTTGAGTACCCTGAGTACTACACAGAAGGTTGGCTTAAGCAAGCACAGGCATTTTGGTTACACACTGAAATACCAATGCAAGGCGATATAAAAGACTGGAAAGAAAAATTAACACCAGAAGAAAAGAATCTAGTAGGTAATATACTATTAGGTTTTGCACAAACCGAATGTGCTGTTTCAGATTACTGGACACAAAAAGTGGTATCATGGTTTCCTAAACACGAAATACAGCAAATGGCTATGATGTTCGGATCACAAGAAACAATACATGCTGTAGCGTATAGTTATTTAAATGAAACACTTGGTCTTGAAAATTATGAAGCCTTTCTCCATGAGCCTGCAACTGCTGAAAGGTTTGATAACCTGGTTAGTTATGGCGGGACAAGCTCTATTGGTATTGGCAAGTCTCTTGCTGTTTTTAGTGCTTTTGCTGAAGGGGTTAGTTTATATTCTGCCTTTGCTGTTCTCTATTCTTTTCAATTAAGAAACTTATTGAAAGGTATAGGACAACAAATGAAGTGGAGTGTGCGAGACGAATCTTTACACAGCAAAATGGGTTGTAAGTTGTTTCGCGATATGTGCAGTGAAAATAATCAATTATTAGAATTATGTCGAGAAGATATAATTAAAGCTGCTGAAACAATGGTAAAACTTGAGGGTAAGTATATAGATAAAATGTTTGAGATGGGTGACATTGAAGGCATTAAAGCAAATGATTTAAAACACTTTATAAAAAAGAGAACAAATGAAAAACTGGTGGAACTTGGTTATGTTGACCTTGGCTCGTACTTCCCGTATGACAAAGATGCAGCGGCTAATCTTGATTGGTTCTATCATCTTACCGGCGGGATCACTCATACTGATTTTTTCGCGGTTCGGCCGACGGACTATTCGAAAGCTGGTGAAGGCGAAGACTTCGAGGACATTTGGTAATTTAATAACCGAAGAAGAAATATATGAAGACCTCTACGACAAAGCGTAGTTTATTAAAAGCGCTTGTAAGACAAAGAAGACTAAAGCCTCAAGAGAGGATAGCAAATAGGTTAGGATATATGGGGACTGGATTTATGATGACAGCTCCCCATCTCCTGCCAGACACAACCGGCATAGTGGTATATATTATTGCCGGCGTAATATCAATACCGCAAGTATTTGTTGCAAAGCAATGGAACTTAGTAGCGGTTAATTTAAACGTAGCAATAGCTTACACAATACTATACTTTACATAATGTGGAATGAAAATTGGAAAAAAGGAGAAGATTACCCTGCGTGGGGTAATAACGACGTATACAAGAAGACTATATCCGGGGGATATTTACTTGCAGGAGAGTCACCTAAAGAGGCATACGAAAGAGTCGCTAAAACAGTTGCTCGTAGATTATATAAGCCTGAAATGGCTGAAACCTTTTTTAATTATATCTGGAACGGCTGGTTATGTTTGGCTTCGCCGGTTCTTAGCAACACTGGTACCGATCGCGGCTTGCCTATTAGTTGCTTTGGTATTGATGTTGCTGACTCGATACAAGATATAGGGCAAAAGAATTTAGAGATGATGCTACTCGCTAAGCACGGCGGTGGAGTTGGCATCGGTGTAAATCAAATCAGACCCGCCGGCGCAACAATTACAGGTAATGGAACATCAGATGGAGTTGTCCCCTTTTGCAAAATCTACGACTCAACTATCCTCGCGACTAATCAAGGCTCTGTTCGCAGAGGCGCAGCATCAGTCAACATCAATATTGAACACGACGATTTTGAAGAGTGGCTTGAAATTAGAGAACCAAAAGGCGACGTTAACAGACAGTCACTCAACCTTCATCAATGCGCAGTTGTTGGTGATAAGTTTATGCGACGCCTTGAACAAGGAGATTCGGAAGCGCGGACTAGATGGAGTAAACTTATTAGAAAACGAAAAGCAACTGGAGAACCGTATATACTGTTTAAAGGAAATACTAACAAAGCAAATCCGAAAGCATACAAAGACAACGGATTAAAAGTACATATGACAAATATCTGTAGTGAAATTACATTGCACACAGACGAGAGTCATAGTTTTGTTTGTTGCTTATCATCATTAAACTTAGCTAAATATGAAGAATGGAAAGGCACTAACCTTATATACGACGCCACGTGGTTTCTTGATGGCGTTATGGAGGAATTTATTCAAAGAGCCAAAGGACTTCGCGGTTTTGAAAATGCCGTTCGTTCTGCTACGAAAGGACGAGCGCTTGGGTTGGGTGTACTCGGATGGCACACGTATCTCCAAGAGAAGGGCATTCCTTTTGAAGGTTTACTTGCTCAATTTGAAACTAGGAAAATATTTTCGCAAATCAAAATCGAAAGCGAACGAGCGTCTATGGACCTTGCGGAAGTTTATGGCGAACCTCTTTGGTGTGCCGGCACTGGTTATCGTAACACCCATCTTAGGGCTGTTGCTCCTACTGTGTCTAATAGTAAGCTTAGTGGTAATGTTAGTCCTGGCATTGAGCCTTGGGCCGCTAATGTTTTCACGGAACAAAGCGCGAAGGGTACGTTCATTAGGAAGAACCCCACGCTCTTAAAACTTTTGAGAAAGCATAAGTTAAATACAAATGAAATATGGGATAAGATACTTGCTGACGGGGGTAGCGTGCAGGATATTAAAGAGCTTGATGGCATAACAATGGCGCACGATATACCAGCTAAAGAAGTATTTAAAACCTTTAAAGAAATAAACCAACTGGAACTAGTGAATCAAGCGGGCATACGCCAGCAGTACATAGATCAGTCGGTTAGTTTGAATCTCGCTTTTCCAAGTGTTGCTACGCCAAAATGGATTAACCAGGTACACATGCAAGCATGGAAGAACGGAATAAAGACTTTGTATTATACTAGAACAGAAAGTGTTCTACGTGGAGATATAGCGCAGCAAGCTATGGATCCTGAATGTGCTGCCTGTGATGGTTAGTACGTCCAAATAACGTTAGGTGATTTATCAGGGTCGACATCAATGTGGATAAAAGTATCTGCAATGCCGATCCTGTTTATACCTAAGTCTAAGAATATATCAATAAGCTCAAATCTATCTTTTGATTTGCGACAATCAATATCAGCAGCTAAACCTTTTAGGTGAGAAGACTTCTCAGTCCCACCAACAGAATCATTATGCTGCGGCGTACGATACCCAGAATTTATATTAATAGGTTTATCAAAGCGATCTCTTGCTTGATCTAGTATTTGTAAAAAATCCCTATCCATCATCTGCCCAGAGCCTTGCACATCGGGGCTATCAAATTCTGAATAATTAAAATACTTCATCATTACTTTTTCTTTTTAATGTCTTTCCATTTCGCTATTGTATATCCGATAGTAACAAGTAATAGCATTATTTTTAAGCCATCTTCTATTTGAGCAAATGTAGTAACCCCTATTGTACTGCCATTTATAATGTATAGTTTAAGTTCTTGTAAACTCATTTTCTTCTTTTAACAGGTTTAACTCTCCTGGGTTTGCCTTTTGGTTGTCCTAGTCTTTTCTTTTCAGCGATCTTTGCAGCTTTTTCTTTAGCTGACATTTCGCTTGCGGTCTTTGGGGTTTTGCTTGATATTCTTTTCTTTGGCCTACAATATGGCGTACCACGGCTTTCGCCTTCGCTTCTTCCGCAAGGCTTACCTGTTCTTACATCAATCCATTCTTCTTTAAACCAACGTTTAAGCGATGCACCTTTTTTAGTCTTACGAACTTTAGGGAACGCAGACCTGTTTTGATCGTATGCCATTATCCTAATTTACCTCCTCGTTTTCTACATTTAGCTATATAACCAGAAGCATAAGCGGATGGGAATACATCATACTTTGCTTTTGCTTTGCGGTAACATGCATCTTTCTTCTTCGCAATACTAATAGGGCCACCTGAACCATCAGCATTTTGCGTTACCTCTTGGTTAACAGGTTTACTTTTACCTTGCGTTGCGTTTTGTATTTTTACGTTAAATGGTTCCATGTTAATTTGATCTTAGTATTGAATCTTTTACTCTTTTGTTTTCTCTTCTTGTAATAGCTGCTTTTCTCGCTGCTTCACTTCTTTTTCTTCTCTCTTTAGCTAAGTATGCCGCTTTTTCCTCAGGTGTCATTTTTGCCAGCTCATCAAGTTTTTTCTGTTGTGTTAACTTCCTCGTCTCAGCCGCTTTTTTCTTACCCTCTACACGTCTTATCATTTTTCCAGCCATCTTAGCGAGCTCTTCTTCTTCTTTCTTAGCCTTCACGTCCCAAGTTCTCCAGCCTAACCCAAGGGCTAATCTTTGATATGAAGTATTTCTAGCATCAAGCGCTTCAGCTATACCGTCTATTTCGGCTAAAGCCCTATCTAGCGGCAGGTTTAATCCAGCAGATGAAAGTGATGCTAATATTTCGTAATTAGGTGATATGTTAAATCTTCCATTTAAAGTAACATCCCAGCCTTGAGCTTCTATTACATCTTTGTCAAACTTCTTAGTTTGAATTGCGCCGTATACTTTCCTCATCTTAGAACCTATAGGTGGTGATATGTTTGCTAGTTCTAATAGTGTATAAGCGTGATCAGCATTATAACCTTTTTTCTCTTCTTTGTAATATCTATTAATAACATTTTTTAATGTTGATATAACAGCGCCTGTTAGTCCGGATCCCCTAAGAATAGTGTCCACCATAGAATTAACAATTCTTTCAGCCTTTGTATTAATGATTCTTTCGTATTTTTCATCATCTTCTTCTTCATCACCAAATCCTGGTATTAACGCAAACAATGAATTTTGCAATGCGCTAAATATAAGGTTTTGCACAAACCCGTAATAAGCTATCTTACTAATATTGGTCTTAGCATCCCCACGGCCGTTTATAAGATCCTGGCCAGCTTTTTTCATCAATCTAGTGTATTGCATCGGCGTGTTTTGAAAAGCCAATATAAGACGCCCTAAATGGCTCGACTGTTGTGCGGACACAAGCATAGGGTCACCTGATTGCTGTGTCTCATCGGATATAGCGCTAAAGTCTTCAAATGCTTTTGCTTCTGCCTCTGCTTGTGATAAACCTTGCTTCTTATAAGTTTTTGTTCTGTTTATTAAAAAGGGAGCCCCGCCGGATGCAATCGCAAAACTATCCGCTATTTGAGTAGGCGTAAAGCCTATTTTTAATAAGTATGCAATTACAGCGCTTGCTTTGTCTTTACTGTTTTTAGCTTGGTTAGCTATCTCTTGCTCTTGTACGTCTGATTTTAAACCGCCCCGACGTTCTTTAAGTTTATCGGAATTGAATATCTTCGACCATGCGCTCCAGTAAGCCGGCTGATTAGCAAATGCCAAACCAGCTTTTAACGGATTATTGTCACTCCAATTTACAAAGTTAGCAAATGACAACATCTGCATTGCTGCTGATCTACGGTTAAAGAACATTATAGTACCTACGGAGTTGTTAACCCAGTTTAACCATTGTTGCTCATAAGCACCCGGCTGCGCAGGTCTATTACGACCAGACTTCATTCGAGCTATTGAGTTCTTTAAAGCGTTTACATAGCGTGTGCCGTATGCAGCTTCTAGCTTGGTTAAATTGTTTTCGTCAAATATAATATCAACGTTATCGTTAAACTCCTGCAAGTACTCGCCTCTTGTAAGCACTTCGTTAATTTCATTAATATCTTTTAAAACAGAACCTGCTATCCAATGCTCGCTCGGGGCAGGCCATTGATCTTGTTTTGATATTGCCTGCAGACCTTGAGCAAACGACGTTAACATTGGGTCTTTAGCTATCAAGCTGTTTAGTTTCTTTTGATCTCTTTTAGATATACCAGGAACCTCTTGCCCTTGCTGTGTCCATAAGTAAACACGTATAGCTTGATCAACAGTGTAATCTGTGTCTCCGATTTGTTTACCTAAACGTTTTTTCATTCCAGGTAAAGCTTTTAATAAAGTAGCAAAATCATTTTTAAGAGCTCGTCTAGCTTTTTCCATAGCGGCTATACCTCTCATATATGGCACAACTAAATTATCTTCAAAGAATTTTTGATCAGCTTCACCTTGCTTGCCTTTACCAGCCAATGTATATGACGTTAGCCCTCTAAAGTCCTCTGCCCCATACGGTAAGAAAACTTTAAATCTACCCTTCTTAGCGCCTTCTTTTCTTGCTCTGATCTTAGAGTATACGGCTTCAGACGCAATACCTTTATTGCGCTCAATCATATCGTTAAGGTCTTTACCCAGCGCGGCGCTTCTTTTAACTCTTGCTTGCTGCACTTTACCTTTAACATCAAACGTATTAAGAACATCCTTAACAGCCTTAACATTACCCATATGGTCATCTACAAAATAAAAGTCATTATAACCTTCTGAAACTTTGCCTACCATCCACGCAGCCTTTGCAGCAGGAGCGCCATTGGCGAGCCCAGTTATGTTTTCAAGCGGTATCTCTAACCCTATACCTTTTAAAAATGCGTGTATAGCATTTGCCGATTCTGCAGGTCTAGCAGTTAACACAAATATATTTTTATTACCAAACTTTTCAATCGCTTTTTTAAGCCTTGGAGCAAGAGGGCCTGGTGTACCTTTAACAACCTTATTGAATTCGCTAAAGTTAAATGTCGCTCCTTCAGCGGTTAATTGTTCACTATTTTTAGCAAACTCTGCAGGTGTTATTTTATATGTCTTACCGTCTTTATTTACAATCACTTGGCTTTTACTGAACGCCAGTGTATCATCAAAGTCATATACACTAATACCTTTAGGGTTAGCGGCGTATGATTGTTTTCTAGCATTATTTATAGCTTTTTGCTCTGTAGCTATTTTAGCGCGCTCAGCGACGTTTTTGGCGCTAAACATTGTATTTAGTAAGGTTTGTACCCTACCAATTGTTTGTAATCCCTTTATATCGTAAAAAGCATTTTGACTTTCCAGTGGTATAGCTAGTAACCTTAAGTCACCAATATCGCTTGTTGATCCTAGCTTTGCGTCTTGCAGATCAGATAATACTTTAGTGTTTAATTGTTGATTAAACTCTGTAGTTAATTCATTAATCTTTGCGATTAAAGCATCTTTAGCTTGTTGTACACCGCCGGGGTTTTGCAAAGCAATACCTAACATCGTTAAATACTCTTTAGCAACAGCAACATTAAAGTTAGATGAAGGCGTTGCATGTTCACCTTTTATTCTTAGTAACTGAGCTAAAGTTTGTTTAGAGCCATCAGCTATAAACTTTTTAGCATCTTTGTAGTTGGGGTGATTTTCATTAAGAACAATTTCACCAGATTCAACTTTTGATACTTGGCTAGCGGTTAATGTATTACTATATCCTTTGCCATTTTTGGTATTTATGTAAACAGCTTGAGATGCGGCTGTCATTTGTATATCGCTAATACCTGTTAAAGATCTAAGTGACTTGCCTATATTAGTTGTAGACTCTAGCATTCTTAAGAATCCAACAGCTTGTTGTGGTTTAGCTACAGCAATATCAAACGCTGTAGATATAACTTTTTCTATAGCTTTTTTATTTGCTACATTTAAAGCGTCTACTTCTTCGCCATACTTGTCTATAAAAGCATCAACTTTGTCCTGAGCGGTTTGGAATTCTTTATTTAATATATCCTTTGTTATAGTAGCAACAATGCCGGAGCCAGCTTGTATCAAACGCATGTCCTCAGGATTAAACCCTATGTCTTCACCTGTATCGGGCAATGCTTCTATTTTTGCTCTTATTTTAGCGCCTAAAGACTTTGCTTCTTTAGGGTTTAAATATCTATAATGTGCGCCAAAGAAATCTGCTCCCAAAGCTTTTACTAGTGCGTTTGGTAAAGCATCTATCATAGCTGTGCTAAACTGATAGTATTCCTTCATTGCTTGTTTGTTATCACGAGCTGAATTGTTTTCAAAATACTGATCAATAAACGGCTGCACATTTTCCGGGGCATCCTTCCATTTCTTAATAGATTGCTTATACCTAGCCGTGTCAACTTTTATATTAGCTGTAATATTTTCATAAGCTGCTCTGTCTTCGGCTGACAATACTTCCAGTAATGCTAATGAACCATCTAGGTCTCCGTCTATTTCCAATGCTAACGCATCTCTAAATATTGTTTGAGTGTTTACAATAGCGCTTCTTTTAACAAGACCACGTTCGCTTTGCTTTGCTACTTCCTCAACAAAGTTATCCGCTATAGCCATACCAAGCATCTCTTGATTATTTTCAAAAGCTTGACTTATAGGGCTATCTGGATCCTTTAATGCGTCGTTTATAACATCAAAACCGTATTCTTCAGCTAGCGCTTTAGATAAAGATTCTTTACGGCCACGTATAACGTCACCATCTTTAAACATATAGCTAAGAAATTGTTCGTCAGTAATTTTGTTTGCCGCATTTGGTAAACGTCTTACTATTTCAGGGCCCGATGTTTTACCTTGTTGTTTGGTTGATGTCTTTGCCCTATCTATTGTTTTACCTTGCCAATCGCTAGTGTATTTAGGTATAAATATAAAATCACCGTTAGAGTCTTTAACTCTTTTGCCTTCGTTGTCAACTTTATAAGTACCGCCGACAGATTTTTGTATTGTAAACGGCATAGCTTGCATCAACCATGTGGTTGTCATGTTCTCAAGTATAGCTTTCTTATATCTAAGTACATTTTTCTTAAGTTCGTCACCCTTCTTTTTGCCTAGCATCTTTTTAAACTCAATATCAATCGCCTTGCCAAGCTCACGCTTTAGCTCATTGATAATAGGCGTTACAGATGCGTTAGGTCCTAACGGTGCATCTAATCTGCTTTTTAATACTCTAGCTATAGATATTATTTTTTGCTCTACAGCTTTAGCTTGCTCTGCTGGTAGTATTCTTGTTTGTGTAAGATTTCTATATTTAGGTTTTTCCTGCGCAGCTGGAGCTTCTTCTGGTGCAGTTAAATCTTTTTGATCCTCAGGCTGTAAATTGTCGACCGTACCTAAAAATTGTCTTTCGCTTGGCTGTAGTTTATACTCTGCTCTAACAACGTCAGCTATACGAAAACTAATTCTTTCTCCAAGATAGCCGCTTAGCTGACCTCTTCCGTCCCACTTTGTATTTTCTTTAGCTAAATATATTCTTCCGACAACTTCAGTTGTAAAATCTTGTAAAGCTTGAGGTGGCAATGTATATTTACCCGCTATTTGTGCCGCAACCATATTTGTAATCTCTTCAAACAATAAGGCTTGAGCTCTTGGCCCAGATAGTTGCTCTTTTGTTATAAGATTAACTCTTGCATTACTTTTTGCCGCTGCTGAACTTATTTGCTGTTTAGTTATTCCGCTACCGGCTATTCCTTTCTTTATTGAAAATCCAGCAGCTTTGTTTTGAAAATTAGCAACAAAAGCGTAAACATCATTTGCACTATTAATTTTAAATAACGGCGCCATATCGCCATTAAATTTTTGCAACAAATTGTTAATAAATGTTTTTGCCCCAAACAAATTACCGTAACTGCTTTTAGGCAAAATACCTATTGCTGTAAAGTCACCTATAAGCTGTATAAGCTCATCTGCATCAACGCCATTAGTTTCAGTATATTTGCCTTTGCCTTCTTTTGTATAATAAGCCATACGCTCATTAAAAACATTCATTTCTTCCTGTGTAATCTTACCTTGCTCAAATCTAGTTTGTACGTCTTGTAATATATTTTGTACAATCTCATTAGCAGAATCAGCTGCTAGCTTATCGTTTTTTATTAGGCCAGCCGCAACAGCTTGCTGGTGTCCTATTTCGTGCAAAGGTGATACCGCGGCTATTTGAGCATTTATACCGCCTTGGGCCATTTGATTTAAAATAACCTCCTCGTAAATAATTTGATCACCATTTAGCTCAAATGAAGCATTTGATGTTCCGTAGTTATCTAAAAACTTCTTTTTCGCTGCATCATTATCTTTAAAAGCTTGATCCGCATAAGCCAAAGCCTCTGCCTTGTCTTTAATTAATACACTGTTTATACCTGGATTGTTTTCAGCTATATATTTAAAAGTATTATAAGTCCTAGCATTAACTTCTGCCTCGACTGGGTTTGCTGTATTTTTAGCAAACTTCTCGATATTAGTTTCGCCTCTGCTAAGCATTTTTTGATTAGCGTTGAACAGCTCCTGAGCTTTAGAGCTTAGCCTATTAAATTCTTTTTTATTTAAATCTGTAACATCTAAGTCTTGCGCTTCAAGTTTTAACCTACGTATTTCAGCGTGGTTTTCAAATACAGTTTCAATTTCACTGCCAGTAAGATCTTTAAGATTAAGCATTACATCAGTGTTCTCTA